CTCCCCGGACGACAATTGCTTACGATGCCAAGCGGGTAGGAAGATTTTGCAAAAATCATCGATGTCGCAAAACAGGGCAATGAGGCTGGTGATGTCGTTCATGGAAGAGGCTCCTGGTAAGGGGGGGTATCCAGAATTTTGCTCCTCAACCATCCGTTGGAGAAGATTTGCTTATCCAGAACTGACGTTAACCATATTGCGCGCCGCGCCTACCTACACCCTGGAAGAGGTGGCGCTGTCCGGCGAGCTATTCCAGCAGTATTCCGCCGTGGGAACCGAAGACCTGCGCAACGATCTGCGCCACCTGCGCGACCGTGATTGCGTCCGAATCGAAATCGTCGAGGGCATATGGTTCGCCACGCTCACCCGCATAGGCGGCGAAGTCGCGGGCGGACTGATATCCGTGGACGGCGTGGCCCGTCCTGGGCCGTAACCGTGCCTCCCGTCTCGATTCTCGCCACCCTGCCCGAAACCCTCCGCGACGAACTCAACCGGCGCCTGCTGGCGTCCGGTTTCGGCGACCTGGATGGTCAAACGGAATGGCTGCGATCCCAAGGCGTACACATCAGTAGTAGGGTGCGCAATGCGCACCCTACCAGGCTGGGCGCAGGAATTCGAGCTGGCCTGGCTGGATGAGGCATCGGCCTGGCTGTCGTTCGACCTCATCACCGCATGTGAGCACGACCATGCCGGCCGGCCCGAACACTACCGGGATGGTCCCTGTTTCGTGGGGGTGGACATCGCCGCCAGAAACGACCTGTTTGTGATTTGGGTGGATGAGCAAGTGGGCGACGTGCTATGGACCCGAGAGGTCATCGCGCAGCGCCGCATCTCGTTTGCCGAGCAGGATGCCCTGCTGGACGACGTGATGCGGCGCTACCAGGTGGCGCGGGTCTGCATGGACCAAACCGGCATGGGCGAAAAGCCGGTCGAGGACGCCAAGCGCCGCCACGGCGAATACCGTATCGAGGGCGTGCTGTTTACAGCCGCCAACAAGCTGCTGCTGGCGACGGCGGGAAAGGCCGCGTTCGAGGACCGCAAGGTGCGCAATCCGGCGGGCGACAACGAGCTGCGCAACGACTTCCATAAGCTGAAAAAGGAAACCGGCGCCAGCGGCCAGCCGCGCTTTGTGGCGGATTCCGACAGCAGCGGCCATGCCGACCGTACCTGGGCGCGGTTCCTGGCGATTCATGCCGCCGGGCCTGGCTCGCAACCGATCGAATTCACTCCCGTCCCGCGTCGCGACCCCACCGCCGACCGCGACCGCGACGAATACAACCCCTTTGACCGGAGCGGCTACTGATGGCCAAAATCCTCGACCAATACGGCAAGCCCATCAATACCGCAGACCTGCGCGAGCCGCAAACCGCCCGCGCGGTCCAGTTGCAACGTGAGTACCAAAACCATCCGGCCAAGGGCCTCACCCCGCCCAAGCTGGCAAGTCTGCTGCTGGAAGCCGAAGAGGGAGTTCTCATCTCTCAAGCGGAACTTGGTCTGGACATGGAAGAGCGCGACGCCCACCTCTATGCCGAACTCTGCAAACGCAAACTGGCCTTGGTGGGGTTGGAATGGGACATCCGCCCGCCGCGCGACGCCAGCGCCCGAGAGAAAGCCGATTGCGCGGCCTTGAAAACGCTCCTCGAAGATTCGCTGGACCTGGCCGACATCGTGCACGATGCCGCCGCCGCCATCCTGCACGGTTTTTCCTGCCAGGAAATCGGCTGGCAGAAGGACGGCGCCGGCTGGCGAATCGAGCGCATCGACTACCGCGAGCCTTCCTGGTTTACCGTCGATCAAGCGACCCGGACCCAATTGCGTTTTCGCGCTCTGGGAATGATCGACGGCGAGCCGCTCCAGCAATGGGGATGGATTTTCCATGCCCAGAAGTCCAAATCCGGCTATCTCGGACGGGGCGGGTTGGTGCGCATCCTGGCCTGGCCGTATCTGTTCAAGAACTACAGCGCCCAGGACCTGGCGGAATTCCTGCGTATCTATGGCCTGCCGACCAAGATCGGCAAATACCCGCAGGGGGCGACCGACATCGAAAAGAGCACCCTACGCAACGCGCTGTTGAGTATCGGCCACAACGCGGCGGGCATCATGCCGCAAAGCATGGCCGTGGAACTGCTCCAGGCCGCGCAAGGCAACGTCGATCCGTTCGAGTTCATGCTGGGCTATTGGGACCGGATGATATCCAAGGTCATCCTGGGCAGCGCCATGACCGCCGACTTCGGCGCCAACGGCAATCGCTCCCTGGGCGACATCGGCAACGAGGTGCGCAAGGAAATCCGCAATTCGGATGCCGCCCAAATCGCCAAAACCCTATCCCGCGACCTGGTCTTTCCGCTGGGCGCGCTCAATGGGTTGATTCGCGACCGCACCCGCCCGCCGAGCTTCCTGTTCGATACCCGCGAGCCGGAAGATCTCAAACTTTATGCGGAAGCCCTCCCGGCGCTGGTCGCGGTGGGATTGCCGATCAGCGTGGCGGAAATCCAGGAACGGCTGCGCTTTCGCCCGCCGGAAGCGGGGGAGCCGGTTCTGACGATTGCCACGCCCACGCCCGAAACCGCGCCGCCCCCGGTCACCGCCGCCACGCACAGCGATCCATCGCCACCGGTCGCCGCCCTGTATGGCCTGGGCGAATTGGCGCTGGACGGGTGGCGGCCCACCGCCACGATCCCCGAAATCCGCATCGAGCTGCCGCATCCTGGGGCGCAACGCATCTCGCGCCAGCCGGACGGCAGCCTGCTGGCCGAGCCCTTCTCTCCTGCCGAATCCACCGAGCACTGACATGCCTAAAATCCTTTCCATCGCCACCGTAAACGGCCAGGCCGATGCGATGGCCGCCACCTACGACCATGCCTATCTCCGCGTGTATGCCGGCGCCATGCCGGGCCATGCGGATGCCCCGCTGACCGGTCAAACCCTGCTGGCCGAATGCCGGTTCGGCGCTACGGCGTTCGGCGCCGCCAGCGCTGGCGCGATCACCGCCAACGCCATCACCGGCGAGGACGCGGCGCTGGCGAGTGGCAACGCCAGTTTTTACCGGGTCGTGGCCTCCGACGACGCCACCGTGCTGGAGATCGGCGACATCGGCGTCACCGGCTCCGGAGCGGTGCTGGAAATGTCCGATATCGCCATCGTCGTAGGCGATCCCGTCGACGTAACCTCCTTTACCCACACCATTCCCACGGGCGCGGCATGAGCACCCTATCCGGCGGCGGCTACCAGCCCAATCAAACCGGCGCCGGGGTGGCGCGCGCCTATGGCGCGGACTTCCCCAGCGCTCTCCGGCGGGCGTTGTGGCTCAATGTCACCCGCACCGTCACGGCGGAGGTCGTGGAGGCGGGGGCCGCAATCGTCGAAATCGCGGCGGGCGATGGCGCCCACCTGCCCGCCATCGGCCCGGACGAGTGCCTGTACGGCGTGCTCTACGCCCTCATGGGCGGCGAGGAATACCACCATGAGGTGGTCCGCATCGTGGCCCGTGTCGGCGACGTGCTGACCGTGGAGCGCGCCCGGGAGGGCACCCAGGCGCGCGAATGGCCGACCGGCACGCCCCTGGGTTTCCGCGTCACGGCGGGTGCGTTGGCGGCCATGCCGTTGCCTGTCGGCGCGGAAATGGTCTATTGGGGGAAGACCCCGCCCGAGGGCTGGCTGGAGATGGATGGGCGTGGCCTGCAAGTCGCCTCGTATCCCCGCCTGGCCGCCGTTCTGGGAGACCGCTTCGGGGGCGATGGCGTGGATACCTTCGCGTTGCCGAGCCGGAAAAGCTTCGGCGATCAGCAACCGATGCATCTGATTCGAGCGGCGTAAGGCCATGATTCCGGGCGGGACCGAGCCTGCCGGGGTCGAGCCGGCGGGAGGGCGTCCGCCGGCGCCGGCGATTCCACCGCCGCCGAATCCAGGCGGCGGTGGGGGCAGCGGCGGCCCCTGGTGGGCGCGGAAGCGCAAGACCGGCACGGCGGCGGGTCGGCAATCCGGCCCAATCGGGCGGGGCAATGCCGGGGCCGCTCGATCGCACACCCTGGCGGGCGGAGCCGAACAGGCGCCGCAACGCGGCGCCGGAAACGCCCCAAAAAGCCGGATTACACGGCCAATACAGATCCCATCCCGCGTACTATCCGGGGCGGGCAAAGCACCGGCCCAAACGGGCGCGGCAACGATTGAAACAGGATGGACCGATATGGAACTGGCAGCTATCGCCCGCGCGACGGCCACAGGCTACACCGTGCGCTTGTGCCCACCGTGGCAGCGGCTTCCAGCCGCTGGGAGCGGCAAGATGCCGCTTCCACCCTGCCCGGTCTGCGCCGCCTCGGCCTCTCCGGAGGAACCGCCGGGGCCGGATGCCCTGGACACGCTGGCGACCCAGGCGCTGGAGGATTGGCCCTCCCTGCTGCGCCCCCTGCTGCACCCGGTCGTCGCAGCCCTGGATGCGGCCCTCTCGGCGGGCGAGACGCCGGAGCAGTTCCGGGCCAGGCTGCCCGGCCTGCTGGAGCGCATGGATATCGGCCCGGCCACGGAATCGCTGGCCCAATCCGGTTTTGTCGCCCGCCTGGCGGGGGAATTGGGCATCGAGCCATGATGGCGCATCATGACGTGGAAGCGGCATCTTGCCGCTCCAAGCGGCTGGAAGCCGCTTCCACGGCGGGCAGGAGTGTAGGGTGCGCAATGCGCACCCTACTACTACTACGGTCCTGTCCCCATCCCATTCCAAAATAAGCCATGCCGGAAATTTCCCTGCCCCTGCTGCCCGCCCAGGAAGCCATCGACTACTTCCTGGCCAAGGGCTTCGAGCCGACCTTTGCCTGGCAAGACTTCTATGCCGAGCATCATGCCCGGGACTTCACCGTGGCGAAGATGATGCGGATGGACTTGTTGCAAACGGTGCACGAGCATCTGACCCGCGCCATGACCGACGGGCTATCGCTCCAGCAATTCAGCGAGCGGCTGCGCCCCATTTTGGAAAAAGAGGGCTGGTGGGGCGTGAAGGCGATGGAAGACCCGCACACCGGCGCAACCGTCGCGGCCCGCCTGGGTAGCCCCCAGCGCCTGCAAATCATCTACGACACCAATCTCCGCACCTCGTATGCCGTGGGCCGCTGGCGGCGCGGCGAGCGCAATGCAGCCCATCAGCCCCTGTTGCTCTATCGCACCATGCGCGATGGCCGGGTACGGGCCTCTCATGCCCGATACGACGGCGTGACCCTGCCCCGCACCCATGTCTGGTGGGACACCCATTACCCGCCCAACGGCTGGCGTTGCCGCTGCCTGGCCTATCCCATCAGCGACGATGGCGTGGCCGAGCTGAAGAAGAGCGGGCTGGAAGTGAAGGGCGAACCGCCGAAGGAAGGCACGATCGAATGGACCAATCCGCGCACCGGCGAAACACGCCGGATTCCCGCCGGCATCGATCCGGGCTGGGATTACCACCCCGGCAAGGCGGCGCAGGCGCATCTGTTGCAAGCGTTCCGGGACAAGGTGCAGGCCGCCGATCCCGCCCTGGCCAAGGGGGCGGTACGCGATTTGGTGGTCAGCGAGATTTTTCAGCGCTGGTATGCCCAGCCCGAGGGGGTTTTTCCCCTGGTGGTGATATCTCAAGAGCAAGCGGACGCGATTGGAACCAACCGCTCGATCGCCGTATTGTCGCGGGATACGGCCATCAAACAGCGACGCGAACATCCGGATATACAGCCCGCGGAATATTCGCTGGCGCAAACCGTGGTCGATCGTGGGGAGAGAATTCAGGATTCGCCATACAGCCTGATATACATTCTGGACGATCCGGATGGATATGTCTTGGTGGTCAAGGCCACTCGCACCGGGCAGGGCCTATTCGTGCAGAGCTATCGGCGCTTATCGCAGGATGAGGCCAAGCGTGACAAGGAGATCGGGCGATTGAGAAAAAAACCAATGGAGGGCGGGAATGGATAGGGCGCGCCTGGTCGCCCCGTGGGGATGGCGTGGCGGGCTGCCGCGCGCCGAAGCGCCACCGCCAATTTACCCGGCCAGGCCGGTTTAGAACCTTTGGGAGCCAGGCGCTCCCTCAGCATATCGCGGGCAGATTTTGCCGCCGTCCCTTGTCTTGAAGTATAGCCCATGACCGCCATCACCATCACCGTCGACGACCGCCAGATCGTCCAA